TGTTGAGGCAAAACCCGCTCTTGTGGTTTGAGTTGCACTCATAACTGGAACATCATATTCTACTGCAAGTCCTCTTAACTCCTCTGCAATACTCTTGACTAATGTATATGAGTTTGCGCCTGCGCCAGGCCTAATTCTATTTGATGCACAAATATTTAAATAATCAATAAATATAACATCGGGTCTAAAATCCTTTTTAATCCCTAATTCTTGTAATAGATGTCTAAAGTGTCCAACATGAGCTGCAGCGGTTGGATATTCCTTAACGATTAATTTACCTTTAGTCTTATCCTTAATCTTATCAATCTTTTTACTATACATTCTCTTAGAAAGATCAGGTATTTCCTTCATCGGAATGTTAAGGATGTTTGCATCTATTCTTTCTGCAATTCTTTCTTCACTCATTTCAAGTGTAATGTAAAGAACATTCTTATTCATCATAAGACTTGCACTTGCCATGTGACACATGAATAATGATTTACCAACACCTGTTCCTGCCAAACAAATGTTTAATGTTTTATTAGGGAGTCCACCTTTGGTGACTTTGTTGAAATATTCTAAATCAAATGGAAGTTTCTCTTCGTCTGTATGATAAAAATCCCATCTTCGTTCTTCATCTTCTAATACATCATGACCTATATGAGTATCAAAAGACACGGAAAGTGCATCCTTGAGAAGTTCGGGTATTTCGCCTGTAGACCTTTTTGATTTCTTGTCAATGACTTCGATACTGTCCATGACTGCAATATAGATTGCTCTATCTTTGCACCATTTTTCAGTTTCGTCAACCAACCAGTCTTGTGGTGTATCTTCTTTATTTTTACTAAGTTTATCAACAACTGCTTTTGATGTCTTGACAACTACTTCATTAAGCGAAGAATTATTGTCAAGATTTATGAGAAGTGCCTCAGTTGTTGGTGTTTTAGTATACTTATAGAAGTATGACTGTATTTCTGCAAATACAGTCTTTTCATCACTTTCAGCGAAATACTCCGACTTCAAGAAAGGAATTACCTTCCGTGAATATGTTTCATTCTGAATTAGATTCTTGAGTATCGTCTGTTCTAATCTCTGTTCCATAACTAAAATATTTGTTTGCTGCTTGTTCTAATTTTTCCATGACTTCTTTTGTAAAGAATTTCTCAGGATTGTTATTAATTGTCTTACCAAATTCTGTTTTACCATTTGGAAGTTCAACCCTTGTTGAAGACTTTTTAAAGATGTCAAATGCAAGTGCCATTTCTAATAAACCATAATGTCTATCAAGTCCTTTGTCATAAGTTAATCTGACATCGACTACTCTATTCTCTACGGTTAACCTAGATTTTGCGTTCTTGCAATGGATAATATTTCCAATGACCTGTGTTCCTTCTTTTTCTTTCTTCCTAGATAGATAAATGATAGACGAAGCTGCATACTTCAATCCACTACCACCACCCATTTCTTTCTGTGGGAACATAGAACCAATCACATCATATGTGTGATTAGTTACAATCATTGGAACTTTTGCACGACCTAGTTTTAAGGTAAGAACTCTAAATGTTCCTTTAACAATTTGAGCTCGAGTCATATCCTTAGTTTCCTTACCTGCTGCGGTATCCTCAATCTCTTTGGTTGTAGATAACATACCAAGTGAATCTATTACAAACATCATAGGTGGTCTTTTAGACTCTTCTGTTTCTAGATATTTGTCTAAGATACTTAACGATTGATTACGAAACTCTTGAACAGTAACTACTGGAACAATTATGACTCGTTTAGAATCAATACCTCTTGATTCAATCATATCTTTTGATAATGCAGATTCACTCTCAAAGTAAACAACTGCAGCTTTGGGATTATCCTCAAGGAACTTTTGACAAATTCCTAAGGCAAAATAAGTTTTACCTGTTGCAGATTCCCCTGCGAGTGCTGTGATTTTGTTTGATGGTAGTCCACCGTATAGTGAACCACTTAGAAGTGCATTGAAAATGTATGATCCAGTATCAATAAATGAATCTACATCACCAGCTGCTACTCCATCGGAAACGAGACTTGCATATTCGTTTCCACTTGCCTTAACAAGGTCTTTTATAAATGACATATAACACCTCTCATAATGTATACTACTATTATAGTATATATTGTGAGTCCTGACTAGAGCGTTTCGTTATTTTTTCTTAGAATTGTTGTGAGGTTTTTTGGTGCCATTTGCAAGTGGTTCTTGATGATCAATCCACCTTTCTTCAAGCATGGTCTTAATTGCTTTTATCTGAACTTCCGCACAGATTAAAAATATATAAAGTATTCCAATCAATACAAAGTATACTATGTCTACATTAGTAAAGTCCATTATTCTGGCCCCTGTCCGTTCTCTATAAGATACTTCCTGTTTTCTAAATGACCCTTTTTAATATCATCTTTACTTTGTCCATGATATGGAACTGCATGATGTGCTTCGATGGCCATGTCGTTCCAACATTCTGTCTTATCAGGATTATATAGATTGCCTAGTATTCTCCCAAATTTACCTTTTGATGAACTTTCAACAAGTATGTAATCATATTTTTCAACCCAATCTACTAAAAACTGTTTTGCAAGCTTTCCAAATTTCTTCTCTACTTTGTCTCTTGTTCTGCTTTCTGGCGTGTCAATACCAACGAGTCTTACTCGACCTTTTTGAAAGAAGTTGAAGCCTAGGTCTAACATCACATCAATAGTGTCACCATCGACAACTCTCAATACTTTAGCTTTATATATAAATGGATTCATAACATACTCAATTCTATTTATTGAAAAAACCATCCAGTGATGCAAATTGGTTTTTTCCAGTAACATACTCTATAAATTCATTTTCCGAACCACCCATCAAGAACAATGTATTCCAATTAGTAGTCCCATCTTTATTAAGACGATACCAGTGATTTATATTTCTATCCTCTCTATATTTCTTCATAGAATGATTATCAGTATTCCATGCGTTTTTAACAGACCAGTGAACACCCTCTACGATATAGTCAACACCATCGGGTCTGAGTGAATCTCGGCCAACGAAAACTATATTATCCGTCAATTTAGTATTGATGTAGTCCTCTAGTAGTTTTCCGACATTTTGTTGGAAATTTCTAACTCTTTTAGAGGTATCTATCTCATCTTTGGTGAATACCATTTCAACTAAATTATCCAAAGAAACTGTCCAGTGATGCAACAGGTTCTACATTCCAATCAATTAAGTTAATAACCGCTTTCAATGGTTCAATGAATGCTTTATCAAACTGTTTATCATAATCAATAAACCGTCTTAAATCTAATTCATGTGGTAAAACACTCATAAATGAGATAACATTCTCATTTAATGTGTTCGGTATTGTTAGATATGCAAAATGAATCTTATCTCCACTCTTAATCAATTCATATCGTTTATCAATGTTCTTCTGAACTAACAAGTGGTTAAATAACAACGAACCTCTAACATGAATCGGTGTTCCTTTACCGTAGATATGTGTTGCATCGGAATACTGTTTTAGATTATTACAAGTTCTTGGTGATGCAATCTCTTCGGGTGGTAAATTCCTAAACTCTTTCCGTGCAGTCTCTACGAAATCCCATAACACTGATTCATCTTCGGTCATAACCAATTTGAATGCTTCGGTTAACTTTCCTCTAACCCACTGTGGTGTTGAACTCTTTGCAGTTTCAATACCCATCATTTTAAGTTTCGGTTCGGAATATCTGACACCTTCTGAGTCATATACATTAAGAATGTATCGTTTCTTTGCAGTCCAAATACCTCTATCTGCAATTACCTCTCTACCCATATCCATCTTTTGTTGGAACGCGTTGGTGTATTCTGCAAGGTCTTCAAATCCTTCCTTCAATACAGTTTCAATTCTTTCTTTTGCAACCGTATCTAAAAAATCAATAATTTTCTTCTTTGGAGTGTCTTCATCGAACACTTGTGATACTAATTTATCAAGTGTAATGTATACTGAATCGGTGTCCATTGCAATCACATAATCTTCATCCTCTGTTTGAAGAATCTTATTAAGGTATTCATTAATAGTTTTTTCTGCCCATTTGATTACCATCTGTCCTGATGTAGTAATTGCCTCTGCGAGATCAACATCAAAGAATGCGAAATACTGGTTTGCTAGAGCTCCATATGCGGAGTTTAATGCGATCTTTCTTACTTGTTGGTTGTTATATGCCCTTTTAATCAGTGTATCTAATTGTCTTCTTCTTTTTGGATCAAGACCTACTTGTTGTCTTTCCCTCTGATACTCAAGCATTTTCTTTTTCCACAATCGTCTTTCATCATAAAACTTTTCCATAAGTTCGGGAAGAAAGCCCTGCTTGTCTCTTCGGAACACCGCTCCATTGGGTGTCACAGTGTAACCACTTGTTTTGTTCTTATTTGAAATTACGGAAAGTTTCCTCAATTCTTTTTGTAAATCGAAATCACCGCTTATGACACTTGCGACACTTATATCGACCTTACCCTTAACCATCTTCTCAGGAGAAATGTTATACTGCATGATGAGGTGAGGATACAAACTGTTTAAGTCGAATGAAACGACCCAATCATGACCACCTACTTGTGGTTCTTTGACATATGCACCAATAATGGAATGGGTTTTTTCTATTCTAAGTCTCTGTGGTGGTGTTGCAATGTTTTGTTCTTTCAAGAAATTATAGATAATGGTTTCCCAATACTTAACCATCCCAAAAGTGTCTTGAAAATTGCACTTTGCATTATAAGACATTGCCTGAACTAACTCAATCAATCCAAGCTTCTCTTCTAACTCTTCAACAAGAACTGCATCCCTGACATTATACTCAAGAAACTTCGGATAGTTCTCTCGGTAAAGTGTGTGAAGATTTCCATACTCGGAATAATCTAACTTACCTTTACCCAACTCTACATTTGCAATGTGGTTTAATGAATAGGATTCCTGATTGACAAAAGTATGTTTTCTATATAAGTCCAAATAATCAATGATGTTAATTCCATACAAAGTGTATGCCATATTATTTTGATAACCCATCTGACTCCATTCTCTAACATCAGACATTTTCCATGGAGATAATCTCTTATGTTCCCCATCACCAAACAATCTATCAATACGATTACAAAGATAAGTTATATCAAATGTATCAACATTCCAACCTGTAATAATATCAAATGACTGTTTAATCCAATACCCCATAAACTTTTCTAATAGTTCATGTTCATCCTTGCAATTATGATATACAACATTTTCATTTTCCCAAGGGCCGATTCCAAATACTTGTGGAATTTTACCAAATGGTTTCATTGTAATTGCATTAACCCTTTCTTCTGCAAGAGCTGGTTCGGGAAATCCATTTTCACATTCACACTCAATATCAAGTGATGCAGTTCGGATTAATTTAGTGTTAAATTTTATATTCCCTTGAAACTTATCTGCAATATATGTGTAGACATATCTGTCATACCCATGAATCTCGAACCCATGAGTATCTTTATATTTCTCTCTGAACTTTCTTGCACCACCCATAGAATTGAGATTGACAACCTCAAGTGGTCTTCCATCTAAAGCATGATAAGGTGATTCACCTTTCCTAGATGGGATGTAATGATTAGGACGATAGGCAACTGACAACTTTTGTTGTTCGTTTCCTTTATATCCTTTTACGAGAATCTTGTCGCGGGTGCGACAGACATTTGTGTAGAAATCCATACTGTTATTATACCACAGTATCTATTCTTTTAATAGGGACTTTCCTTCTCCAAATTGAGTTTTAATGGCATCTTTTATATCAATGTATTTTGCAATTAACTCTATTTCTTTTTCTATTGTATCCAAGTGATCAGGATGTTCTGCAACACCTGCTGGATTTTGTAAATGTATTTCTACATTTGTCTTATGTTTTTGAATTTGCGCATCTGCATTTTGCACAAGCGTTTTTAGGATTTCATCCTTCATATGTATAGTCACTATTCGCCTCTTTTATTTCCTGTTGTTATCTTATAATTCGTTTCAAGTGCTGGTCGTGGTTCAAACACACAGACAACTTGTTTCCATGGAATAGTAAAGGTATAATCCTTTGCATAAGCATGCCATGGTGCAAAATTTACACTCATAGACTGCGTTTCTTCATTTGCATCTAATATAAGAACCTGACAATCTACGATTGTATATGTTCTCCTCAACCAATTCGTTGATACAAAACCAATAATGGTTTGACCACCAACTAATCTTAAACACCTAACTTTCAACATAATAATACTAACTCCTGTAATTCTTTTGATCGTCTCCCTACTTGGCCAAACCAAGTAGAATCTTCCATTTCTGTGGCCATTTCTTTCCACTCATGTCTTCTAGCACAACCCAACATTTTTCTGAATTTAGAAAGTCGTGGAGCTCCGAGATTAAAACACATATTCACTAGAACATGTTGTATATCTTCGGGTAGTGCATAAAAATCTTCTTCCTCACCAAACACTTTGATTGTTTCAACCAAATGTGTTGCAAAATCTATATCAAAATACCCATCTACCACCCATTGCAAAACAGGTGTTCCAACTGGTTGACCATATTCATGATCAGTGGATTGTATCAAATGACCTACTCCAAGTGTTTTTAATCCTAAAGAATCTTCATAGACTGCTAACACTTCACCTTCATGTCTCTTTATCTGTTTCTTCAATATCTCTTTGTTCATGCTTTAATTTCTCCTCTAGGAGTTCCTTCAATATTTCACCCATTAATGTGTTAAGTTCTTTATTATTTATAAGGGTATTCATCCCCTCTCCTGACTCAGGAAGTCTCCTAATCGTTCTTTGAAAATTTACGTTAGGTTTACCGTCTTCAAATTGAACTTTACCATATTGGTATACTAAACCTTTCCATTCACCCTCTAAAATCTCTATACCAGCATCATCCT